GAGGAACGGATGTCGAATACGGCTCACCAAAGAGAAGTTACTGATTTACTGGCTGCTGGTTTAAATCCTATTTTATCTGCTACCGGTGGTAATGGTGCTGCTGTTCCTGTTTCTCCTATTGGTTCTTCTAGTATGGCTTCTTCTCCTTCTGCTTCTCATTCTAGTTCTGGTACTATGGCTGCTGCTGTTAGTGGTTTGTCTGCTTATCAGCGTAAAAATATTATGGGTGAATTTGTTAATTCGGCTCGTGATGCTTTACGTTTATCTTTAGATTACGAAAGAGCTAAAATTGCCGATAAGGAAGCTGATGCTAAAGTTAAAGAAGCTGAAACTAATCGACTTCGCCAGCAAGCTGATGAAAGGCATGTTAATCAGCAGATTGAGACTCTTAAAGCTGATGAACGTTGGAAAGATTGGCAGTCTAAAACGGAAGAACAAAAAGTTAGTCTTATTAAAGAACAAATTGTTTCTGAGGTTAAACGGCAGTTTAATGAATCTCGTTTAACTGATGCTCAAGTTGCTCAGTGTGGTGCTATTGCTTATCAGGCAGTAAAAAATGCTGATACTGAAGCAGCTTATAAGGCTACTATGGCTAAACTGAGCGAAGTTAAAACGGAAGCTGAACGTAAATATTTGTTGGAAAAAGCGGATGCTCTTAGAATTGATTTGTTTGCTGGTAAAAAGAAACTTGATCGAGAGTTCCACGAGTCTAATTTAGGTCGTTCTGTGTATGTTGTGGATAAAATTGTTGGTGCTATTTCACCTATTAAGATTTTTGGTAATTAGGAGGTGTTTTTTATGTCTCGTAAGCGTAAAAAGTTAGTTCAAAAGCATGCTCGTAAATTGTTTAGTGTTACTGCGAAGAAAGTTAAACCTCAAAATTTATTGTCTAATCCTATGCGTGGAGGTATTAGGATGTGACATGTTATCATCCTCTTACTGCTTATATTGATCTTCAGGAAAAAACTGATAATGGTAAACAAAAGATTGTTTTTGGTACTCCTAAAGGTTTTGATCAGTATGAGGAGATTCGGTTACCGTGCGGTCGCTGTATTGGTTGCAGATTGGAACGTTCACGGCAATGGGCTGTTCGTTGTGTACATGAGGCTTTAATTAGTAAAAAGGCTTGTTTTATTACTTTGACTTATAATAGTGGCCATCTTCATCCTTCTGGTGATTTGAAGTTTTGTAAGCGTGATTTTGTTTTATTTATGAAGCGGTTACGTAAAAAGTTTGGTTCCGGCATTAGGTTTTTTCATTGTGGTGAATATGGTTCGAAATTCCAGCGCCCTCACCATCATGCTATAATTTTTGGTTTAGACTTTTTAGATGATTTACATAAAGTACCTGTTAAGCGGACTAGTCTTGGCCATGTTTTATATCGTAGTGAGTGGCTTGATTCTCTTTGGTCAGATAAATTCGGCTCTCCTATTGGTTTCGCTTCAGTCGGAACATGTACTTTTGAGAGTGTTGCTTATGTTGCTAGATATATTACTAAAAAAATAAATGGTGATGAAGCATTTGATCATTATTATGGTAGATGTCCTGAATATATTACAATGAGTCGTGATCCCGGTATTGGTCATGATTGGGCTTTACTTTATCCTGAAATGTACAATTATGATCAGATTGTTATTAAAAATGGTATTAAATGCAAGCCTCCTCGTTATTATGATCGGATTTATGATGATATTGCACCTGATTTGATGGAAGAAGTTCACGAAAAAAGGAAGTATTTTCTTAAGAAAAAGATTGAACGGAAAGGTGTTGATTCTTATGAACGTTTAGAAATTAAAGAAGCATATCGTTTATTAGCTGCTAAAAAATTGGTTAGGACTTTTGAAAATGATTCTTAGAAAGGTGTGTAATTTATGTTTATTTATTCTATTTTTGATAAAAAAGCTAATGTTCATCGTTCGCAGTTGGTTTGTGGAGATGATGCGGAAGCGGTTCGTTCGGTCGCTCGTGTTGCCAATAATGGTAACAGCGATTTGTTTATGTTTTGCGATGATTTTGCTTTATATAATCTCGGTGAGCTTAATGTTAATTCTGGTGCTATCGCCCCTTATAGTCCGATAAAATTTGTTTGTAATGTTAGTGCTTTAATTAAAATTGATAAAAGTTCGGAGTCCTGATTTTTGGACTCTGAACTTTTTCAATTCTCCGCCCAGCGGCGGAAGAGAGCGGCGTTTTGTGAGGTGTTAAATTTGGATATTCGTAAAAATTTGGTTCATGAGCCGTCTAAAGGTTTTGACTGCTTTACTCCGTCCAGAACCATGCAGCAATTTAAAGAGGAATGTGATGTTAATAATATTATTGAGAATTATACCCATTCCGGTATTTTGCCAGCTGGTGATGGTTCTCAGCCTGTATTTGGTGACTTCACTAAAATTCCACAGTCTTATGGAGATATGGTTGCTATGATTCAGGAATCTCGTGATCATTTTATGGAGTTACCTTCTGATGTTAGGAGAAAGTTTAATGATGATCCTGTTGAGCTTATGAAATTTATACAAGATGAGAATAATGTTGATGAAGCTCGCAAGCTTGGCTTGATTGCTCAGCCGGCTGAGGCTAAAGAGTAAGCCTCGAAAGAGGTCGGGACATTTACCTACTTGATGTAAATGTCCCGACTGACACCTTTAACTTTGTGGTGTCAGCTTAATAAATTGGTATTCGGTTGTTTTAAAAAAATAAAAAATATGATATTATATAATAAATAAAATAATTGTTATGTCCGAATAGTATATATTATGTAAAGTGAGGTGTTTTTATGCAGGAGTTGTTTAGAATTATTGTTTTAGTTTTGAAACAATTGTTATAAAGAGAACGTCCTTTGTTTGATAATCCTAAAAAGATTCATATTGATATTTCTGATAATGTTAGGAATGTTTCTTTAAGTTGGACGCCTGGGAAAGGAGTTAAATTCGATGAGTAATCATGTTTTTAGTCAGGTTCCACGTGCTGATATTCAGCGTAGTGCTTTTGATCGTTCTCACAGCTGGAAAGGTACTCTTGATGCTGCAAAATTAGTGCCGATCTTGGTTGATGAGGTTTTGCCTGGAGATACATTTAATGTAAATGTATCTATGCTTTGCCGTTTAGCTACTCCTATTGTGCCTTTTATGGATTCAGTTTATTTAGATACTTTTTTCTTTTTTGTTCCTAATCGTTTAGTGTGGACTAATTTTGTAAAAATGATGGGTGAACAGGAAGATCCTGATGATAGTATTGACTATTTAGTTCCTCAGATTTTTACTGATAATACGGAAGTTGAAGCCGAATCCGTTTTAGATTATATGGGTTTCCCGTTAGGTAATATTTATGGTTCTCATAATGGTAATTCTAAATTAAATGCTATGTCTTTGCCGTTGCGTGGTTATGAGTTAATTTGGAATGAGTTTATGCGTGATGAGAATCTTCAGGATTCTATCAAAATTCAGAAAGGTGATTCTGCTGGTTATACTACTGATTCTACTTCTTTGCCTAATGGGTTGTTTCATAAGGCTGGTTCTTGCCTTCCACATGGAAAACGGCATGACTACTTTACTAGTTGTCTTCCTTGGCCTGTCAAATACGGTGTGCAGGTAGATATTCCGTTGGGTACCAGGGCTCCTGTTGTTGGTCCTTCTCCTCTTCTTTTAACCACTAATGATGGTTCTCAAACTCATAATTTAGCTGTTTCTCCTAATGATGAGTTTACTACTAATATGAGTCGTGTTAATTGGAGAGGTGAAGTTGATGGTCTTACTAATTTAAAATATTATAGTGGTTTGGAAGTTGATTTGACTAATGCTACTGCTGCCACAATTAATTCTCTTCGCCAGGCTTTCCAGATTCAGAGATTATTAGAGGCTGATGCTAGAGGTGGAACTCGTTATCAGGAATTGATTTTATCTCATTTTTCTGTTCGTGGTGGTGATGCTCGGTTACAGCGTCCTGAATATCTTGGCGGATCTTCTACGCCTTTTATTATTTCTCCTGTTCCTCAGACTAATTCTACTGATGATGTTACCCCTCAGGGTAATCTGGCTGCCTATGGTGTTTTGTCTTATCATGGTAATGGTTTTGTTAAGAGTTTTGTTGAACATGGTTGGATTATTGGTTTAGCTTGTGTTCGTGCGGATCTTAATTATCAGCAAGGTTTGAATCGTATGTGGTCACGTAAGACTAGGTATGATTATTATTGGCCTACTTTGGCACATCTCGGTGAACAGGCTGTTTTAAATAAGGAATTGTATGCTCAAGGTACTTCTGATGATGATGGCGTTTTTGGCTATCAGGAACGTTATGCTGAGTACAGATATTTTCCTAATCAGATTTGTGGCAAATTTAGATCTACTTATTCACAGCCTTTAGATAGTTGGCATTTGGCGCAAAAGTTTGATAGTTTACCGACTTTATCGGATGATTTTATTCGTGATAATCCTCCTATTGATCGTGTAATTGCTGTTCCTTCTGAACCTCAATTTTTGTTGGATTGTTATTTTAAAATGAGTTGTGTACGGCCTATGCCTTTGTATGGTGTACCTGGTTTGATTGATCATTATTAAGAGGTGTAATTATGGGTGTTGAACTTCTTGTTGGTGGTCTTTTTGGTCTTGCTTCTGCTGGTATTTCTGCTGCTAGTGCTTCTCATGTACAATCCGCTAATGCTGCTGCTCAGGCTGATATTAACGCTCAAACGATGAAGTTTAATCGTGAGGAAGCTTTAAAGGCGCGTAATTTTCAGGCTGCTCAGAGTGCTTTAGATCGTTCTTATAATAGTGCTGAGGCTGCTGCTACTCGTAAATTTAATGCTCAGCAAGCTAAAGCTGCTATGAATTTTAGTCATCAGGAAGCTGAA